AACGGAAAGGCCTTCAAAAGAGGCCTTCCTTTTTTATTGATATTTATTAATAAATGGCAAACGCAGTAAATTACCTATCCCAAATCCAAACCGGACAAACCATCCAGGCAGTCCACGTAAATCAGTTCGTAAATGCATTATCAGGCTCAGAAGCTTATGATCTAACAGTATCCGGTTCTTTGACAGTTATAGGACCTTTGAATGCAACAGCATCTGCAGCTAATGAAATTTATGTTGCTTCCAATAGTTCAACTAATGCTGAATATAATTTAGTATTTAAAAATTCCCAAGCCGGCTTAGATGATTACCATCAACTTGCAGCAGATGATACTAACGGTCCTTACTACAATCCATCAACCAACGTTCTAGGTGGATTAGGAGGATTAACAGTTTCTGGTTCTATCGGTAGATTTGTATCAATTACAGGCTCTTTATCAGGTAGTTTAAACGGTACTGCATCTTTTGCAACCTCAGCATCTTATGCAGCTACTGCAAGCATTTCAGATACCGCCACCGCCACCGGACTAATATCAGGGTATTACATCCCAAGCGGATCAGCAACCGCTGTTGCAGGATTGCTAAAAATGTTTGCCGGAGCAGGTAAGACTGGAGTAACCCCTCCATTTACTAGCGTAGTTATTGTAACTCCTCTTGATTTAACAGGTAAAACTCTCAATCAAAACTTATTTTTAGGTGTAGCACCTTTACAATCAAATGCTACAGTGAGTGTAATCCTAAGTAGTCCTTCAAGTATTACTTTTGAAAGCAACGTAGCAAGTACCGATTTCACCTTTGTAGCTACTTACATTTAAGTCTATACTATTTATTAGTATATGGCTAATGCTCAAATCTGGCCCGGTTCCTCTTCCTTCTTTCCCGGAGATACTCCATTTGGGTTCTACGACTATGACTACCAGTTTCAGACAGATGCTGATAAGGTAGCAGACTTTTGTGCAAGAAGACTTGGATACCCTCTAGTAGACGTAGAATTACAGGCTACCAACTTTTATACAGCTTTTGAAGAAGCAGTAACAACTTACGGTAATGAAATCTATGCTTTTAAAGTAAGACAGGATTACCTTTCTATGGAAGGAACAACTACAGGGTCTAGTTTTAATAACTCAGTAATACAGCCAAACTTTGCATCTATTGTAAGAATGTCTCACCAATACGGTGAAGAAGCAGGAGTCGGAGGAACAGTTACTTGGTATACAGGTTCATTCCATACAAAAGCCGGTCAGCAGGATTATGACATGACTACTTGGGCAGCTCAATCAGCTTCCTTAGCTCCCGGAGATACAATTGAGATTAAAAGAGTATTTTACGAATCACCTCCGGCTATCGTTCGTTACTTTGATCCTTATGCAGGAACAGGTACAGGGATGATGAACCTATTAGATACTTTTGGATGGGGTAACTACTCACCTGCAATTAATTTCCTTCTGATGCCAATCAATTACGATCTTCAGAAGATTCAAGCCATTGAGTTTAACGACCAGATTAGAAAGTCACAGTATTCCTTTGAGTTAGTAAATAATAGATTAAGATTATTCCCAATCCCAACAGTGGATGAAGGAAAAATGTTCTTTGAATATATTAAAAACTCAGAAAGAAACATTGCAACAATGCCTAGTTCATCTGGGTTAGTTTCTAACGTATCAAATGTACCTTATGCCAATCCTAAGTATGTACAGATAAATTCTATTGGCAGACAATGGATTTTTGAATATACATTAGCCTTAGCTAAAGAGATGCTCGGGTATGTTAGAGGTAAGTACGGCACTATTCCAATCCCAGGAGCAGAAGTTACTCTTAACCATGCAGATCTAATTACAGCAGCTACTGCTGAAAAGAACTTGCTTTTAGAGAGATTAAGAGGATATTTAGATGAGACTTCTAGAGATAAACTACTTGAAAGAAGAGCTCTAGAGGCTGATTATAAAACAAAGGAATTAAACATGGTTCCTCAATTAATATTTATAGGATAATGAAATTACAAGACCTATTAAACGAAGTAACTTATTCAATGTACCAATCCTTGGTGTATGTTGAATTCTCAGACGAAACCAACGTTACTGATATCGCTCAGTTAATCAGAGGTTTGAGATACGTTACTGTTGTGAATAATAAGACAGATAAAGAAGATCTAGAACCTAGAGGATTACTTCAGTTAAAGGTAGTTAGCTTAAAACCAGGTCAAGAGACTTTCGAATTAATAAAAAAAGAAGCTCTAGCAACCATTCCTACTTTAAAGAAATTTAAGTATAGCGTTAAACAATTACAGAAAATTGAGGAAATATAAATGGCATTATTCGGAAGACAGAGAGATGTGTTATTGATCAATAGTATCAACCGTGAGTTATTACCAGACATTATAACTCAGCAGGTAGGGTATTATAAAGTCACTCTCGGAGCTTCACAAACAAATATGTACGGAGAAGCCATTGATAAATTCTTCAGCGAACCCGCTCTTATAAACTGCTTAATTACCAGAGGAGATCAAACCTGGAGTACAGATAATTTTGGACCGGATGTTAACAGAGCGTTAAACTTTGCTTTCTTCCAACAAGACTTAAGAGACCTTGAATTAGTACCGGAAGTTGGAGATATTATATTCTACTATGAAAACTACTATGAAGTAGACGGTACTATAGAAAACCAATACTTTGTAGGAAAGATACCAGAATACGCGTACTCAGATGGTATGAATCAATTCGGTTCTTCAATTAGTATTGTTTGTTCAACTCACCTTGTACCTGCAGATAAACTAGGTATAACTAAAGAAAGAATATAATGGCAGATAAGATCAGGAAACCAGTACCGAAGAACCAGAGAGAAATTTCTATCTCTCAACAGACTCCTCTTTTGGATAATCCAAACAGTGCTGTTGTACCTTTGCCCGTTTTTGCAAATCAGAATGATCCTGCTACTGCTAAGAATTATAGAGCAGAACAGATCTCAGTTAAAGGAGATACTGAGAAAGATTATACAGTCGGTATTGGTGATTTAGATGAGACTATCGTTTACTACTTTAATAACGTAATCAAACCGCAAGTATACCAAAACGGAACCACTCTTCCGGTACCTGTAATTTACGGAAACCCTGAAAGATGGCAATCAGTTCAGAAAGACGGTTATTATAGAGATAAGAACGGAAAGATTATGTGCCCAATCGTTATGTTCAGAAGAACATCGATGGACAAATCCTACGTTGTTGGAAATAAGTTAGATGCTAACAATCCTCAAAATTATGCAATTGCAGGTAAATCTTACCAGAAAGGCAATGCATACTCCAATTTTGATTTATTAAATAATAGAAAGCCTGTGACTGCTTACCAAGCAGTGGTAATCCCGGATTACGTTACTTTAAACTATGAATGTATCATTTGGACTTACTACGTAGAACAGATGAATAAAATCGTTGAAGGAATTAATTATTCTTCTGATTCATACTGGGGAGATCCTAATAGATTTAAATTTAGAGCAAGAATCGATACTTTTACAGATAATAGTACAATTAATCAAGGAGAAGAACGTCTGATTAAGACGACATTCAATATTAAGATGTACGGGTATATTATTCCAAGTGTTATCAACAAAGATTTGGTAGCAACTAAGAAGTTTTTCTCCAAAGGTAAGGTGACTTTTAACACCGAAGTAGTAAGTAATATCAACGATCTTTAAGAACTTTTTGAAGGTCTGATTACTATTTATATTAGAACTATCTAACAAACTAAAATAAAATGGCAGAAACTCTATTATCACCTGGTGTTTTAGCAAGAGAAAACGATCAGTCGTTCTTAACCGCTCAACCTGTTCAAGCAGGTGCGGCTATCTTAGGTCCTACAGTAAAAGGCCCTACAGTACCGACTGTTGTTACATCTTACTCACAATACCAAAACAAATTCGGAACCTTGGTTCAATCAGGTTCAGATTTTTATACCTATTTTACTTCTATCGCAGCTTATAATTACTTCCAGAACGGTGGTGATTCTTTGCTAGTTGGTAGAGTTACTAACGGTACTTACACAGCAGCAAGCTCATCTATAATCATTACAGGATCAGGTGGACCTACTTCAGGTTTATCTCCTTTTGTATTAGAGACTTTATCTAAAGGTACAATCATGAACACCGGCACTCAAGAGTTAACCGGCGGTGCTTTAGCTACAGGTTCTTCAGATAACATCAGATGGGAAATTGTTAGCCCTAACACAGCATCTGGTACCTTCTCATTATTGATTAGAAAAGGTGATGATACTACTAACTCTAAAGTTGTTTTAGAAACCTGGACTAACTTGTCGTTAGATCCTAAAGCTTCTAACTACATTTCAAGAGTAATCGGTGACCAGACTGAAACTATTGCAACAGACGGTTCAACTTACTACATTCAAACTTCTGGATCTTACAACAACGCTTCTTCTTATGTAAGAGTAAAAGCTGTTAACTTCCAAACTCCAAACTACTTCGATAACACAGGAACTGCTAAAGCACAATTCACCGGTTCTTTACCTTTAGCTTCTTCAGGTTCATTTAACGGAGCTGCAGGCACACCATTCACTCAAAGAGATGGCAAATTCTACGAAAACGCTGGTTTGACTGCTAACGCAGATTCTCAAGGTGTTACAGGAAGTGACTACACAGTAATGTTGAACTTGCTTGCAAATCCTGACGAATATAGCTACAACGTAATTTCAATGCCCGGTTTGAACAGAGTAAGTGCTGCTTCTCAAATTACTTCTGTAGTATCTAATGCACAGAACAGAGGTGACAATATTGCAGTAGTTGATATGGTTCCCTACGGTACTGCTTTAGGTACAGTAACCACCAATGCTTTAGGAATGGACACCTCATATGGTGCTACTTACTGGCCTTGGGTACAAGCTGCAGATCCTGATTCTGGAAATGCTGTTTGGGTTCCTGCTTCTACTTTGATTCCTGCAGTTTATGCTTTCAACGATAACTCAACTGAGGCCTGGTTTGCACCTGCTGGTTTTAACAGAGGTGGATTATCTACAGTAGTAAGAGCTGAAAGAAAATTAACTCAAGGAGATAGAGATTCTTTATACCAAGGTAATGTTAACCCAATCGCTACTTTCCCTAACCAAGGTGTTGTGGTATTCGGTCAGAAGACATTACAGAAGAAAGCTTCTGCTTTGGATAGAGTAAACGTTAGAAGATTGTTAATCACTTTGAAAGATTACATCTCTCAAATTGCTGACACTTTGGTATTCGAACAGAACACTATCGCAACCAGAAACAGCTTCTTGGCTCAAGTGAATCCTTACTTGACTTCAGTACAGCAAAGACAAGGTCTTTACGCTTTCAAAGTAATCATGGACGACTCTAACAACACTGCAGATGTAATCGACAGAAACGAGTTAGTAGGTCAGATTTACTTACAGCCTACCAAGACTGCTGAATTCATCTACTTAGACTTCAATTTAACACCTACAGGAGCTACATTCCCAGGTTAATAGATATTTATAACTGATAAACATAACACAACATGGCAGTATTAAATCCAAACGAAATCTTCTTCACCGCCTTTGAACCCAAAGTAGCGAATAGATTTATAATGTATGTAGATGGTATTCCTTCTTACTTCATCAAAGGTGTAACCGGAATTGAAGTTACTGCAGAAGAAATTACCTTAAACCATATTAACGTATATAGAAAAGTAAAAGGAAAATCTAAATGGTCTGATATTACAATGACCCTTTACGATCCCATTACTCCTTCTGGTGCTCAGGCCGTAATGGAGTGGGTACGTCTTCACCATGAATCAGTAACAGGCCGTGATGGTTATTCTGACTTCTACAAGAAAGACTTGACCATCGACATCCTAGGTCCTGTAGGTGATATCGTTTCAGAATGGATTATCAAAGGAGCATTCATTAAGTCTGCTAAATTTGCTGATCTAAACTGGGATACTGATGCAGAAGCACAGAACATCACCTTGAACATCGG